GGTGGCAATGTGAGTGACCCAACCATTAAAGATTTTAGAAACGATGCGCTGAAAACCATGACTCAAATGGTTTTTACTGAAATTGCTGAAAACACTAAGAGCTGGGCGTATGGTGCTGAATACGACACGTTAAGCACAGCAGACATAGAATACGGGATTTATGATAAAGAGGAGTGGGATGCATCTATTTCTGATTATGAGGGCTGGATACCTTATTCTGATTATCAAGTCGCAGGCGGCGACGGCGAATCACGCGGCTTAAGAAACCGAGATATGAGGCTTGGAATAAGCTTTAATCAATATTTGAATGAATATGTAAATGAAACTCCGGAGGACACTCGAGTTTTCTACTTAGATCCTATGACATTTGGGGGTAATTATATGAACCCGGGACTTTATATTCTCCCCCTGAAGAACGAAGGGTGGCTAGGAATGGTGGATGTCCTCTTTCCGGAATTAAGTCCTTGCAAGCCGCAAAATACCGATCTGGTGGATTTTGGGAGTATTCAAGAGATCATCGATGAAATTTATCCATCTATTCCGGAAGATGAACGTTTAAAATCAAACCCAGATTGCGTCATAGAGCTTCCCTATAATAGGATTCTCATGCGCTCAGCAAAAGCCGGATTGGTTGGCTTGATTACGGCTGCTTGTCGTATTTATGCTAGTACCCACATTATTAAAGCTTTGCCTGCCTATACAACTTTTAGTTCCGTTATTCCCGATACTTTTAGTTCTGCATGCGCCTCTTATGTTGTCGAATGTATGGAAACTTCTTTTAAGGATGCCGGCGGTGGGCCGGCTTGGACAGAAGGCGTCTTTAAAGATGACGAATTTTGGTATGCGTTTCTGGAACAATCCGTACAACTTTATTCGGCAATGGTTGACGACGGCAAGATAGAGCCCCCACCTACTGTTTTAGAAGCACTTTTTCGTATCAATGATATGCAAGAAGAATATGAATATCCCGACAAGGAAGAGCTTAAATCAGCCAAAGAGACACGGGAAGCCGGCCGCCTCCAGACACTTAAAAATTATCGCCAAGACAAAAACCTTGAAGCAATAAGAGAAACAGAAGAAGATGCCAAATTGGTTTTAAAACAATGGGTTGTTAAAGAATTGAATTTCATGGCAGAAGGTTTAAGGCGTAACATGAAACGGCTTAATCTGGTGCCACTAGTGCCTAATTTGAGTTATTATATAATGGATAGTATGTGCGCGGGGAGTAGCCTAACGTTGAACTCTGCGATCAAGCCAGATGGTACATTTGAGGCAAGTTATGTTGATTTGCCTGTTGTGCCATTTGCGGGGGCCGGCGACACTGAAGAAGTTGCTTACTATACCCCCGGTGGGGCACTTGTGGTGGGTGAAGACTTAGATGAAGAGGGATTAAGCAGGGGAGAAGAATATATCGGGTACTATCATGTTGAATTGGATGAAGACGGCAACCCCACTTGGATGGCTGGCGAGTATCACTCAGAGGAGGATTTGCATGACACTCTTCATCCAATAGTTAATCAAATTATAGTTGAGATAGGAGATGTGCCTGAGATAGGGACGGCAGCGGCCGCCGGTCTTAGCGCGACGACACTTTTTGCCATCGAAAAGTACATTTATGTTGAGGGTGTCGGTCGCCTTACGACTTCCGACGCCATTGATAATCATATTAAGGTGGGTGACTTAACACGAAATATTGCTGACGTCTTCCCAGGTACTCTAAAAATAGTCACAGATGAACTGGGAAATGAGGTGGGATTAGAAGGAGCACTTGGAGTTCGATATGGATTGCAATTTTCAATTATAATTGGTGGGACACTATATGAAGTTACCGCAGTAGAAGTAGATGCTTTAGATTTGCCTTTGCGACAATTTGCTAATCTTACGGCAAATAGTAAGTTATTGTTATGTTTGCTTAATCTTTTAAAGCAAGATGAAAAGTTCAAATTGACAACGCGGTATGTCCTCCCACTCAATAAGCTAACAGCTATTGGTGCAATTTACACTGATATGGGGATGCTACCATCCATTGGAGAATTTACCGTAAAGACTGGTGAAACTTTTGATAAAGTGTATGTTTTTAAGTCAGGTGAGACGAGTGACTATACTGGAAAAACGAAGCCGGGAACAGAAGCAATAGTTAATGTGGACTGGGACTCGGATCCCCCTCTTATTGAATCTGTTACTACGCAAGCTGTCTCGGACGAAGTTGCTGGCTATTGGTCTTCAAAAAGAGATAGAGATGTTTTCTCTCTTTTTTGGTTAGAATTTGACGGATGGGATCAAGTCCTTCTCAGGAATTCCTCAGGGAGAATTAAGAAACTTTTTAGATCGTATTATAATTCTCGTGACTTTGATCCAGATGAAATTGGAAAATCCACCAAGCGGGGCCCCGGGGAGATCTTCTTTAATAGGATGCGCGCATTGATTAAGCCGTCGCCAGGAAAGCGATTGTTGCCCTTCTGGCGAAGACGCAAATTAAGATCAAATCCATTTAATGCGAATGGCGAACTTTGTGAAAACGAAGATTGAGCATAATTATAACAACGAGGTAACACATCATGGCAGGACTTGCACCCAAATTACCATTAACTTATAGTTCGAGTGACGGATTTGCTTTAATTAAAAGCTTTAAAGAGTTAGCTAAACAAAATTTTAAAATGTTGATCCTCACGATGCCTGGTGAAAGAGTTATGGATCCCAATTATGGAGTAGGGATTACTCAATTTTTATTTAATAATTTCCATGACGGTACTTTTATGGAAATAGATAATAAAATAAGGCAACAGGCAGCTGCATACATGCCCTTTATTCAAATTATTGATATTGCTTTTGATCCCTTAGGGCGAGACTTGAATAGACTAGGGGTCTCTATCAAATATAGTATTCCAACAATTGCTGTAACAGATTTGCTGGAATTTACTACTTAAAATTGAGGATTTTTTTATGGCAGATGAACAAAAAAAGATAATTCCGATTGATTATACTCATCGCGAATTTGATAGTATTCGCGACGATCTGATACAGATAGCCGAAAGGCTTTATCCGGATACTTTTCAAGATTTCAGTGAGGGATCTTTTGGTGCTATGATGGTGGATGCTGTAGCATATGTTGGGGATCAATTATCTTTTTATCTCGATTATAGCGTTAATGAAACGTTTTTGGACACTGCTTATCAATATAGTAACATTCTTCGTCATGGCCGCATTTTGGGCTATAAATATACGGGACAACCCTCAACTTATGGTAAGGTGGCGATGTTCATTAAGATTCCTGCCTCCCCCACAGGTATAGGTCCCGACTCGACTTATATTCCCATAATTAAACGCGGATCGCGATTTACGTCTAGTACAGGCTTAAATTTTGTATTAATAGAAAATGTAGATTTTGCGGATCCTCAAAATATAACCGTAGTAGCACAAACAGATTCTTCAACTGGTGCTCCCACCTATTATGCCATTAAGGCATACGGCACTGTCGTTTCGGGATATTTCGGAAGACAAGTTATGACAATAGGAAATTATCAAAGATTTAAAAGAGTTACTTTAAATGTGGGAAATATAGCTGAGATTATCTCTGTGACGGACACAGAAGGGCATGAATATTTTGAAGTTGATTATTTAGCACAAGATATGGTTTTCAAAGAAGTGTCGAATAACAACTTCAAAGATGATAATGTGCCTTCTATTTTAAAGCCTTATTTGGTATCTAGAAAGTTTGTTGTAGAGAAAGACAGAGATAAAACTTCTCTTCAATTTGGAAGTGGCGATGCGGGGGCATCTAATGTTGTTGCTGATCCCCAAGCCGTCGCCCTAGAAATTTTTGGAAAAGACTATGTTACAGATACCACTTTTGATCCTACAAGATTATCCAAGGATAGAAGTTATGGTATTGTGCCTTCGAATACTTCATTAACTATTGTTTATCGGGTAACCAATCCCGTTAATTCTAACTTGGCTGTTGGCAATTTAAATAAAGTGGGCTCTGTTAACTTGGAGTTTGCAAATAGAGATACGCTACAGGCGACAGTAATAAACGATATTAATGCCTCCGTGGAAGCAAACAATGAAGAGCCGATCATCGGAAACGTTGAAAGTCCGTCAGCCAATGAACTTAAAAGTAGAATTTATGATACGTTTCCAAGTCAAAATCGAGCCGTCACACAGGCTGATTATGAGAACTTGGCTTATAGAATGCCGGCAAAGTTTGGTTCCATAAAAAGATGTTCGGTACAAAGAGATCCGGATTCTATGAAAAGAAACTTGAACATGTACGTCCTTTCCGAAGATAAGTTTGGCAAATATGTTGCTTCTAACACTACTATCAAAAATAATTTAAAAACATGGCTTAATCATTATAGAATGATTAATGATACCGTGGACATATTGGATTCTCATATTATTAATTTTGGAATTGACTTCATTATCACCCCGACTAGCGGAGTTGACAAATATGATCTTTTAGCAGCTGCTATCACACAGATAAAAAACAAATTTTCAGGTGCCAAATATTACATTGGCGAACACTTAATGATAACTCAAGTTTATAAGGAATTAAACGATGTGACAGGTATTTTGGACGTAGTAAAGGTTACGATTACTAATAAAACTGGGGGAGTCTATTCTGCCACAGAGTTTGATATAAGTGCAAATCTCTCTCCGGAGGGAACATATTTGATGGCTCCTAAAAATTGCATATTTGAATTGAAATATCCGGAAACCGATGTTAAAGGAAAAATTAGATAATGGCCATAAAACGTTATACAGCTTCGGCTGATACTACAATCGTTAATGCGTACCAGCCGAAT